ACGGGCGGCAAACGATCCACGACGATCAACATTTCACTCGGGGCGCTGGTCGATAAGCTGGTTTTCGAGGGCGGCTACGAGGGTTCGCGCGACGACATGCAGCGCGATCTGGAGAACAGACTGATTCAGGTATTGCAAATGGCCGCAACGGCACAATAGGATGGGCAAGGTATTTTTCAACATTGGGAAAGCGACCCCTGACGTCATCGTTTCATCGGATGGCTTGCGCGATCCGCTCCGCATCCGCACGACGCAGGCCCTCGGCGGCTTCGGAGCTCTGCCTCCGTATTTCCTACTCAGGGACACGGACGGGGTGCGGACGGCCGATGCGGACGAAATCCGGACGGAAATGACAACCGTCGGAACGATAAAATCCGTCATGCCGTTGCGGCTCAAGCGTTCGACTGACGGGATTCTGAACTGGTTCACTTTCCCGCTTGAACCCCTGGTGTCGATCAGCGGCAAGAACGAAATCATCCGACGAACTCCTGCCAAAGGCAAAGGAACGGGAACGGTCAAGGAGCGATGGAGCCAGGGCGACTACGAAATTTCGATCCAAGGCATATTTATCGCCGCGGAAAACGAATATCCGAAAGAGAGCGTCCAGCAGTTGCGTAATCTGTTCGATACTGCCAGTCACCTCGACGTGGAGCATGATATTCTGCTGCTGTTCGGTATTACGCGTCTGGCCATAGAGAGTGTCAGCTTTCCGCACACAAAAGGCCTGCAAAACCAGAACTACGAGATCAAAGCATACAGCGACAATCCGGTTTCGCTTTTTATTCCGGTTTAACGGCGTTCGAAATGTATTCGATGAACTTTGACATAACGATCGGGAAGTATCGGCTGGCGGCGCTCGAAAAGGTTGCGATCAAATGCAGCGTCGAAAACCTGGCTGATACGGCCGATATTACGCTGCCGGGGACGCTTTTCAACCGGGCATTGAAGGTCGAACAGAAAATCGCCGAAGGAGATGCTGTTCGGATCCGCCTGGGATATGATCGGATATTGCGCGATGAATTTTCCGGGTATGTCTCCGAAATCGCTACTGATAACGACTCCGTGCGTATTCATTGCGAAGATGAACTCTACAAATTCCGCAAAGACCTCAAGGACCGTGTCCTGAAAAGCGTAACGGTGAAAACGTTATTGACCTCGGTCGCCGAAGAGGTCGGAAAATATGAAGTGGCATGCGATTACGATTTCACGTATGATAACTTCACTATCCATGCAGCGACGGGGTACGACGTGCTGCGCAAGGTGCAGAGCGAAACGAAGGCCAACATCTACCTGCGCGGAAAAACCCTGCACGTCCATCCGCAATACGCCCAGATCGGAGAGAAGGTCATTTACGACTTCGCCGTGAACATCGAGAAGTCCGACCTCAAGTACCGGGACGCCTCGAAGCGGAAGTTTCTGGCTGTCGTCGAGGGAACCGATGCCAAAGGCAAGACGATCCGTATCGAACGCGGTACGACGGGCGGCGACAAGTTTACACTCAAATTGCCGGGTGTTTCGGATCGGAAATCGCTCGAACAACGGGCCGACGAAGAGCTGAAGGTGCGGGCCTATACCGGCTACGAGGGCTCGTTCACTGGATGGCTCGAACCCTATGTCGAGCCGACATGGCTGGCCGAGATCCGCGACACGGAGTACGAATACAAGAACGGAAGCTATTACGTGTTGGGCGTCGAAACGACTTTTTGCGACAAAGGTGCGAGCCGGGTCGTCACCATCGGAAAACGCATAGAAAACAATGGATAACGCCTCGAAGATAAAACAGCTTTTGCAGCAGATTACGGGCACGGAACAGTCCGTATTCCTGTTTCGCCCGATGGAGGTCGTCTCCGTCGAGGGCGACACCTGTCGGGCGCGGTATAACGAACTGGAGATTCCGGGCATCCGTCTGGCAGCCATCGAAGGCGGAGCGGACGGCGGCCTGCTGTTGAAACCTGCAACGGGAAGTATTGTTCTGGTAGCCGACCTTTCGTGCGGCGAGCTGCGCGAATGCTCCGTGATCGGTTATTCAGAGATCGAAGCGCTGACCTACCGTCACGGCGATACGACCGTCACAATGAACGGGAGCAATGTTTCGGCTACGGTCGGTCGGATGCAGTTGAAGGTTACGGCTGACGGTGTGGAAATCAACGGCGGGAAGCAGGGCGGCCTGGTATTGGCCGCTGCGTTGCGCCGTTCGCTGGAAAGCGTTCAGCGCTACTGCGAAACGATGCGGACGGCCGTCGCTGCCGGACTGACAGGAGTAGGCATTGGAGCTGCGGCCAACGGAGGAACGGGAGCAGGGATTTTCTCCGAACAAATGGCGGCCGCAACCATCTCTCTCGAAGATTTGGAGGATAAAAAAGCAACACACTGATAATGGCTAAGAATATCGGCATACTGATCGATCCCGAGACAGGAGATCTGCAAATCGATCCTCGGCGTAACGACCAAAACGTCTATGTGCAGGGCCTGCAGGTCGGAGAGGTGACGATTCAGAACCAAGCTGCGATTCTTCAGGCAATGAAGGGAGAATTGAAAGAATATCCGACCCTCGGGGTCGGGATCACGAACATCGCCAATGACCACGAAACGACTGGATGGGCACGCGAGATTACGGCTCAACTGAAGGCCGACGGTATGCGGGTGAACGATGTAGAAGTCGATATAACGAACAATAAACTGACCGTCGATGCAGACTACGACACGAAATAACCAGACTCTGCTGGATATCGCAGTTCAGGAATGCGGGACTGTCGAGGCCGCGTTCGAAATTGCCGAACGTAACGGTCTTGCGCTGACCGACGAACTGAACACGGGGCAGAAACTCGATATCGTCATGACGACAACCAGAGAGGAGTCTGTCGTGCAGGAACTGGCGGCCGATAGAATAAAACCAGCTACCGCACCTTCGGCCGAGGAGACGGAAATGGTTCCTTACGGCGGTATCGGGTTTATGGGGATTGAAATAGACTTTGTGGTACGATGAGAACGATCGAGGAAATCAAGGAAACGATCTGCGCGGATTTCATGCGTAACGAATCCGTTGCGGAGTTGTTCGGATTTACGCCGGGCGACAGCTTCACGTCGCATTTCAGCAAGGTATCCGTCATCGGGATTCTGTTCTACATTTTCGCCGTTGCGGCGTGGACGCTGGAGAAGCTCTTCGACACGTACAAGGGCGAGGTGGACACACGCATCGAGGAGATCATCCCGCACCGTCCGCGGTGGTACCGCGACAAGGTGCTTGCGTTCATGAAGGGCAAGACGCTGATCGCGGACACGGACCGCTACGACACTGAGGGGATGACCGAGGACGCCATCGCGGCGGCACGGGTGGTCAAGCACGCCGTGGCGGTCGAGAACCGGGACGCTTCGCTCCTGACGATCAAGGTCGCGGGCGAGAAGGACGGCAAGCGGTGCAGGCTCGACGCCGAGACCGAGGCGCAGCTTGCGGCCTACATCGCCGAGATCAAGGACGCGGGCGTGCGCACGGCGCTGGTGAACATCGACCCCGACCGCTTCAACTGCGAGGCGGACGTGTACTACGACCCGATGCTCGTGGCCGAAACGGTCGAGAGCGCCTGTCGGGAGGCTGTCCGCAACTACATCGAGAACCTGCCCTTCAATGGCGAATATACCAACATGGCGCTCGTCGATGCGCTCCAGACGCTCGACGGCGTGCGGATCGTGGAGTTCCGCGGGGCGACGACCGTCGCGGCAGGCGAGGAGGTGCTGGTTACGATCGACGCGCGGTGCATCCCGGCCGCGGGCTATTTCGAGATGGGCGACGTCGTACTCAATATGAAGGCATACAATGGATAAGTACGACGTGAACTTCAAGCGCCTGGCGCTCCTGCTGCTGCCGACCTTCTGGCGGCGGCCGCTCTTCGCCGCGATGGCCTACGCCGCCGTGTCGCCCCTGCAATACCTGCACACGCGGTTCATCCTCTGGAAGCGCGAGAGCGACTACCGCCTCGAACACAACGGCCAGGTGTGCTACCTGCGGGCGCTGCTGAACGACAAGTTCGATCCCATCGACCGGAGGATCACAATCACCGAAACGGTCGAAAACGTGGGCTTCATCACCCTGCACAAACGCGAGGAGGACGCCGAGGTGCTGGTCCCGCGCCGCGGATCGGGCCGGATCCTGATTCTCAACCGCCGCGGCTACGGCGGGGTGAGCGGCTACGACTTCTGGGTGAATATCCCGCTGGCGCTCTATGACAAGCTGGACATCACGCAGGTCCGGGCCGTGGTGGATGCGTACAAGCTGGCTTCGAAACGATTCTCCATAAACTACATTTGACGATGAAACAGATACAGGGCAGGTTCCTCCTGCAATCGAACAAAGACTTTCCGGCCGACTGCGAGATGCTCGACTATATGCAGACCAACGCGCACGTGGTGTCGATCATCGGCAACCTGGCGGGCGACAAGGCGATCCTGCTGGGATGCGCACTCACGGGCGGCGGCACGCAGCGGAACGAGGGCTACGTGTTCCTGCGCACGAAGGAACACCCCGAGGGGGAGGTGCTCTACTGGGAGGGCGGCTCCATTTCGGGCGGTATGTACCTCAAACAAGCCGCGATCCCGGTACAGGCCCAGGGGTACGAATATCCGCAAGCCTACGTCGAGCGGTCGCTGGCTCCGGGCGTCGGCGAGGAGAACTACAAATGGGAGGACTTCCACGAGGCGCAGTCGCTGCCCGAACTCGAAGCGCAGATCGTGGCGTTGCAGACCGCCCTGGCCAAGATTCAGCGCACGCCGCTGGGCATGGTCGAAATCTGGGCAGGATCCCGCATCCCCGACGGCTACGCCCTTTGCGAAGGGCAGCAGCTCAAGCAGTCGGAGTACCCCGAACTCTACAAGGCCATCGGCAGCACCTACAACAATGCCTACGACTGCAACGGCCGGAAGCTCTCGACCACGAGCGGTTATTTCCGCCTGCCCGACCTGCGCGGCCGCTTCGTGGTGGGCTACAACGTCAGCGATGCCGACTACGGCAGCTACGGCAAGGTGGGCGGCGAGAAGAAACACACGCTCACCGTCGATGAGATGCCCTCGCACGCACACGGGGAGAATCTTTGGACCGGAGGTAACGGCAGCTGGCGCAGCGGCGGCAACAACTCCTATCCCGAGGCCGTGTCGTGGCATGACCGCACGACGCCCTTCGGAACGACGGACCGCACGGGCGGCGGCAGCTCGCACGAGAACCGACCGCCCTATTACACGCTGGCCTATGTCATGCGGACGAAGTAAAATTCTTATCACGCGATTACAGAATGGCAATCAGAGTACGTGCGCAGCTGCGCAAATGGTTCGGCCGGGGAATGTACCCAACGGCCGAGCAGTTCTCGGACCTCTTCGACAGCTTCTTCCATAAGACCGAGGACAAAATCCCGATGAGCGGGGTCGAGGGGCTTACCGACCAGCTCAACGGGAAATACAATACGGCCGAAGGGCGGGAGCTGGAGAAGAAAGTGCAGAAAGTAACCGACGACCTCTCCGTCCATGTAGCCTCCTCCGAGAAGGCGTTCAATGAGGTCCAAAATGACATCGAGGCGCTCGACGGCAGACTCGACGACGAGATCGAACGTGCCAAAGGTGAAGAGGCCGCGATCCGCAGGGAACTGGCCGCGGGCGATGCCGCGACACTCTCCTCGGCCAAATCCTATACCGACACCTCCGTTGCTGCCGAAGCCGGTAAGCGCGAACAGGGCGATGCGACGACCCTCCAAGCCGCGAAAACCTATACCGACACATCTGTCGCAGCGGAAGCCGAGGAGCGGACACAAGGCGATGCCACGACCCTTTCTTCGGCCAAGACCTACACCGACACCTCCGTGGCGGACGAGGCCCAGAAGCGCGGGCAGGGCGATGCCGCGACGCTTCAGTCGGCCAACAGCCACGCCGATGCGGCCGTGGCTTCGGAGAAATCCGCCCGTGAGAGCGGGGACCGCACGACGCTCGAATCGGCAAAGGCATACGTGGATAAGGCCATCGCCGAACTGGTGGACGGCAGCCCTGCGGCACTCGATACGCTCAAGGAGCTGTCGGCCGCCCTGGGCAACGATCCGAATTTCGCTACGACCGTCGCCACGCAGATCGGCCAGAAGGTCGATAAGGTTGCGGGCAAGGGCCTTTCTACCGAAGACTACACCTCGGAGGAGAAGGCGAAACTCGCGGGTGTGGCCGCCGGAGCGAACAACTACCAGCACCCGGCCACACATCCGGCGACGATGATCGAACAGGATGCCTCGCACCGTTTCGTGACCGATACGGA